TCATTCAGAGGAAGTAGATACTACTGTAATCATTCTAACGATAGTTGGGGTGGTTGGTCTTCTAACGCTGCACCTGACGGAGTTTGTAAGCCGCTACCTTCTAAGTGGGGTCACTTCTACTGTGGTACTGGTAACAACGTTACTTCTCCTTGGACTAAGTATAATGGTTCAAGTGGAAATGGTATTAAGAATGGAACCAAGGTTCGTTCTTATGGTGAAGAGAACATGCAGATGGGACAAGACAAAGGATACATGATGGGACAATACGACGGTCAGCAGAACAACCACACTACAAAGTGGGATTATTCAACTGACGTTGAAACAAATATGGGACCAGCAACAAGACCTAAAGGTCATTATGGTCAATCATCTGGTGGTTGTGCTTCAGCTGCCACCGCGTTAACCGCATTACAGGCACAATAATGAGATACATAATCGTAAACGAAAAAGAGATCGACCAAGCTCAGTTTGTCAATGTGGCAGAAACATTGGACGAAAGGATGCATTACCATGCGATCTTTCAGTTAATGCATTTTTCATGTATAGAAGTAACTGAAGAAGTGTTCCAAGTAATCTCTAAAGAGTGGGAACACAAGTTTAAAGAGATTACTAAAAAACAAGCTATTAACGGATCTAATTTCTTCGGTGAGACTAGACCTTTTGGTAAGGTAATGGCAACAGTCAATGAACAGGGTGTTGCTCAAGCATGGACTCCTGCTGGTGGTATTCTTAAAGTTCCTGTGGAAATGACAGATGACATTAAGAAAGAAGTTATTGATTTCATGTATTTCTTTGCGAAAGAAATCATCGAAGATGAATTTAACGTAAGAATTAAGAATCTAAGAGATACATCTGATTTAGAAGTTGCTTCTTGGGAAATACAAAAGCACGAAGCAAGAGAATGGTTAGCATTCAAAGGTGCAGATGGACATAAGACACCTTTCCTTGATTATCTTTCTACAGAAAGAGCTATAGAAAAGAACACATTAGCAAATAAGATTTTAGTAAAAGCAGAAGCATATCAAGATCAACTATCTACAATGCTTGTGTCTTATCAAAAGCTATTGAAAAAATTTGAAGAATGTGATACAATATGGGACATAAATATATTGTATGAAGATCACATCGGTATTATGTTGCCACAATCACAGGCAATTGAAATGGGTCGCACCAAATCTGATACTGACTGGGATCGTAAACCAGAGTATGAGGTAGAAGCATATGTCTTTAAATTCTAGTCTGACAACTAGTGATCCAAACAAAACGCGATTAGATTATAACGCAGAGTTATCGGATATTATTGCTGACGTAAATAATATTGTTAGCAGTGAAACAGGTGAAATTAACCTAGCAAAATCATTCGTTAATGAATTTGATTTTGATGATAATGACTTTGATATTCTAGTAGGTTCTATGCGCTTTAATAGCGGTATGACTAGATTTCAATGTGAGCATTTTGTGGCAGATTCACAAATTACTCCTTGGAGAAAAGTTCGTCAAGCATTGATGGAACTAGAAACTAGATATCATGCTTATATGGAAAATAGGCATAGTCTTAGAAAAGCAGAATTACTTAGAAAGAAATTCCTTCGTTCTATTGAGAATGTAGAAGCAGAAGGTGGAGATGATATTGATGCTGGATTTATTCAGATTGATTTAGAGAAAAATGATTATGACATCGGTATCTGGAGAAGAAAACTCCGTCAGTCAGAATTGGAGTTGAAGTATTTCTTAGATATTGCTAAAAAATATATTGATGATGATCATCCTCTAGAATACTTCTTAACAGAACATGAAGATGAGGAGAAGACTTATTGGATAGCGAGGATGGGCAAGCAAGCTGCTATGGATATTATTTCCTATGGTAGAATTGGTGCTGGTAATATGACTTCTATTTTAGATATGCCTGAATCTGATCAGGTTGCATGTCTAGAAGTAGCAGTTCAATTCTCTGGAATGATTGGTGGTGGTGTTGATAAAATACAAAAAAACTTTGGTCCTGCTATTCAAGAGCAGTTAAAAGGTGAAGGTATTGTAATGCCTAAATTTTTAGAGCATAAATATTCAGGACAGCTACACTTGAAAGAGGGAACAGAAAATGCCGAATAGTCCTGGAGCAACATGGTCAGCAACTGCTGAACGATGGGAAGAGCTGTTACCTGTCATACACATGTTAGTATATGATCGGTACAAGCTTGAAAATTTAAATAAGGATCTTAACAGACCTGTATTGAGACAACTTGCTATTGACAACAAAGCAATGTTAGCAGATAATGCTAATGAACATTTATTCGTGGAAAAAGTGATTACAGATTATGGCGAAACATTTCTCAATACCACTGAATACAAAACTTCCTGAAGAATTTGTAACACAATCACTTATTCCATTTCTAAAAGAATATAAGGATTATATTTACGACATATATTTTACTTGTCGTATGCCTCCTTTTCAGCAGGATGCAATGGGTGATGTAATAGATGGTGATGAAAGAGAAACTACATTTAATGCATTGTATGTTTCTGAACAAACTGGTATCCCTCTGTCAGCAACATTTAACAATATCCAGGTAACTCCTAATCAGAGAAATCTGGATATTTTAATTGATAATTTTAAACCATTGTATGATGCAGGTGTTCGTATTGCTACGATACCTCATACAACATGGTTATTAACTGGACAGATACAAAAGGAATTTCCAGAACTTTTTGTTAAGAATACAATTCTCAGAGAAGTAACAAGAGCAAATGAGATAGTTAATCTTGCTAAAGCAGGATTTCATTACGTAAATCTTGATAGAGATTTGATGCGTGATCGTGATCAATTAGATCGCATCATGAAGGCAAAGGAATATTGTGCTGACATAGGAAAACCAATTAAGATATCACTCCTTGCTAATGAGTGGTGTTGGGGTGGTTGCCCTATCATGCCAGAGCATTATCATTATAATATGGTAAGGGATCAAAAAGATCCACAATATTTTAATGATTCAATTAGCAGGGTTTCATGTTCTGGTTGGGATGAAAGAGATCCAGCAAATGCTTTAAAGCAAGCAACTATTCCACCTTGGAAAGAAGATTGGCAAGAGTTTATTGATCTTGGTATAGATGTATTCAAGATGCATGGCAGAGAAAATGCGATGCGTTTAATGGAGTCTATGGATATTATTAAAAGATGGGCTGCTGATGAAGAATTATTATATCCTCAATTTGATCAGTATATTGAAGATACTACATTAGAAGAGAAACCCATTGATATATGGAGAGCCAAGATCAAGACTTGTAAGTTTGATTGTTGGGAATGTAATTACTGTGATTCTGTTGTTCACTCTAGAATGAAGAAAGGTGAAAGAACAATGGATCCTGATATTAAATTGGTGTTGGATTCTATTGAAAAGGCAGGAAGAAAAGAAAGTAATTTTGTAGAAGAAGGATATGATATACCAGGACTGTCATCTAATATCGTAAGACATTTCTTGAATAACTTATGTTCTAAAGAAGATGCAGTGTACTTGGAATTAGGTGTACATGCTGGTAGTACCTTTGTTGCTGCTACTATGAATAATGATCTTACAGCATTCTGTGTTGACGATTATTCAGAATCTAATATTGCACCTTTCCGTGAGAAGGATGCATGGGATGCAGGTAATAAAGTTATAGGACATGAAGGATATAAAGTAGATAATCCAAAGAATACTTTACTTAGATCATTAAAACCAAATCAAATATTTTTACCATTAACTATTCAGAAATTATCTGAGAGTCATTTTAATGGTAAGAAATGTAATGTCATATTCTATGATGCTGATCATGATGCACAACAACAATATGATAACTTAACATACCTCTATACAATTATGGACGATCAGTTTATAATAGTAATAGATGATGCTAATTTTATGGGTGTTGTAGAGTCAGCAAATATTTGGATTAAAGAGAATGATATCAAAGTCTTATTTGATAGAAAAATTCTTTCCTCTGTTCCAGAAGATCCTAATGGTTGGTGGAATGGTGTTCACATTATGGTTTGTAAAAAATGAATTGTTTTAGACATAGTTATCTAATTGTACATTTAGATGACGACTTTTTCCCACAGTTAGAAAAAGCAATTGAAAAGTATGATGATTATGAGAGATGTAAGACTGAGCAATGGGATGGAGAAAGATATAATAGTGAAGATCATCCAGATAGAGAATCAAAGTCTTGTTGGATAGATGATGATGCTGTATATCCAATGGTAGATGGATTAGTTAGATTTGCTAATTCAAAAGCAGAATGGAATTTTGATATTGATTTTATTGAACCACTTCAGAATACATTGTATGATAAAGGAGATTTTTACGATTGGCATATTGATGAATCAAATTGGTCTCCTGGTAAAAGACAAAATGGTAGGGTTAGAAAGATTAGTTTTACTGTCTTATTGAATGATGAATTTGAAGGAGGAGAGTTTGAGATTTTTACAAATGAGAAACATATAGTAGAATTGAAAAAGAAAGACATCATACTATTTCATGCTGATACACCACATAGAGTGAGAGAAGTCACTTCTGGTGTTAGGAAATCATTAGTAGGATGGACGCAAGGGCCAGCATACAAATGACTTTCATAAAAGAATATCAATTGAAAGACCTCAGTATCTGTGATA